TTCTGAGTTTGAAATCTTCATCATTGATGACGCTAACAGTCCAATCTTCAAAGGTTCTGTCTCCTGCAACTTTCAGATTTCTACCTCTGAAGGGAACTGCAACTGATGCAACAGTTGATGCAGGCAACTGGGCTGCCTTACAAAGGAACTTAAATGTTCCATTCTCTGCATCATCTCCAGAACCCCAAGCATCATCAACGCCTGAAGGGAATGAAGGAATAGAGACTTCAAATAGATTGGGGCGGGCACCACCACCCGCCAGTTTTGACTTAAATTGAGATAAGGTTCTTGTTTCCATTGTTGTTTCCTCCTAGTTTATTATTAATAAAATCAAACAGTACCAACGACTTCTTGGAAATCAACACCAGTTCGAGTAGCCACAAATGTAAGTGTGATGTAGTTAATCGACTTGGTTGGTTTCAGGAAGATGTCTGCTCTGAATTCATTGTTATCAATGACATCAGGGGTGTTGTTAGTTTCATCACAAACAACGAGGAAGTCATAAACACCTCTCTTAGCCTGAACATCTCTCAGGTAAGGCTCAACAATGTTAACAAAGTTTGATCTTGTGTTAACATCATTCAGCTCAAAGAGTTGAGAGTTTGCTGCACCCTCAAGTGCTTGTTCAACGGTGAGGAACAGTCTTCTTACGTTAATTCTGTCAAAGGCAGAAGAATAACCAAGAGCTGTCTTATCACCAAACAGAATCACACCAGATCCTCTCTGGTTAATAATTGAGTTTACTCTTGCACCATAAAGAAGATCTCTTTCAGATTTATTTGGATTGTATGCAAGTTTAATTGCTTCATTAATTGATCCTCTCTGGACACCAGCAGGTGAGAACCAAGGATAAGCAACAATATTTGTTCTTACCATCAGTCCTGCAATATCACCATTACAAGGAATGTAACGGAACTCATTATTGAATCTATCAAACACATACTTGTATCCAGAATCAAACACTGCATAAGATGAAGAAGTTAATGGTGAGAAGAACCTCAACAAATTATTAGTTTGAGTTGTGGTGTTTGAGACATTAACAAGATTATCTCTATGTGGAGAAATTGTTGCAACACAATCCTTTCTTCCTTCTGCAAGTGAAATCAGAAGGTTTGCTTTTGCTTGTGACTCATATTCATTCAGGAGTCCAGGACCCATGATTAAATAATCAACTTCAATCTCATCTTTGTTTGAGAACAATCTGTAAGATGTATTCAGGTCACCAAGTGTAGCGGCCATACCACCACCAGCTTGATAATCTTGTCCACCACCAAGGGTGTAAGAAATATTACCAATAGAACTGAAGGTTACATCTTGAGCCTCTTGACCCCAGAGACCATCTGAAGTAGTGATTGGAACAAAGTCAGTAGAAAATCCAACTGCAGTTGGTGAAGTTCCCCAATGGCCATCCTTTGCATTGGAAGGATTGTAACCAGCAAAGGCATATTGGGAATTGTTCGCAATAAAGTCTTTGTAGTAAACTTTTGTTGGGTTGTCTGCATCTGCAGTAGCATCAGATGCTTTAGAAAGGAAAAGGAACTTCTCAAGGATATTACCTTGAACACCAGTTACTGATCCAGTGTCATCAACAATTGCAACATGAAGTGAGTCACCCCTACCATTTCTACTTGAGACATAATTATTGCTAACAGGTTTTGGTGCCAAAGATCTCCAATAAACAGTGGAGTTAGTCAATCCAAGAGTCTGTTGCTCATACCAGTCATCAACAGTTGCAGCAGTGTAAGAACCACTTCCAGTTGAAATACCAGAACTGTTCATGAATGTTAGTGAGTCATTAATTTCAATTGACTTGGAAGGATCACTTTGTGCGTAAGTCAAAGGATATTCAGTTCCACCAGTAGAAACTCTGGAGGTAATGGTCACATTGAATGTGCTGTTTCCATTAACGGCATCTGTTGAAACACCAGTAATGATTCCTTTCAGGTAACCATCAAATGATGATGTTGTTCCAGCACCAGGAAGAACAACACTTGCAAGTGGAGTCGTGACACCTTGTCCAACCTGTGCACCAGCGGCCCCAGGGTTGGTAGTTGAAATACCAATAACTTGGTCTGCAAGGTTGTCAATAACACAAACTTTCAGTGTGTTTGCCCATCTACCAGGGTTTCTTCCAGCCCAGTAGAATGTGGTGTCGGTGGTGTGATTGAGTTCGTAATCATCCTGATTATTAATCTTCAAAGATGCGGTTGATGCAATTCCTACACCAGCATTAGCATTATTGAGATTGTCACCATCTGTTCTTACAACTTTGATGACTCCACCATAGCTCAAGAAAGAACTTGCGGTCATCCAGTATTCATACTGACGATCTGTAGAAAGAGGTTGTCCGAATGTATTGATCAGTTGCTGTTGGGTGTCGATTTGAATTGGTTCATCGACTGGTCCAATAGAGAAGGGACCCGCAATAGCACCGATGTTATCAAGGACGTTTTCGGCTCTTCCGACTGTTAAATCAACTTCCCTGATTAATACACCAGGAGATAATTGAGGAGTCGCCATGTTTTTCTCCTTTAATTTCTCAGTTTATCTGTAAAATATTTAGGAAAAAGTCACTTTTCACAGGGGAAACATGGTAGGAAAACTACCAATCTGGATACTCCCACCTATTATCTGATTTTCTGTTTGCTAATATTCTTTCAATAGTGCACTCTTTACATTCATAAGAATAAGAGGAAGCAACTGGTCCTCTCTTCTTTCTTGTTCTATAGAAACTCTCAATCAGGTTTTTGGTTTCACCACAAACACGACACTTTCTATCAGTTAATAATAAATGTCCAAGAGTAATTTGTTCATCTATATCCATCAGTAATTCCACAACTCCCAACCACCTGCGGTATTTCCATACTCATCGAGCATATTAGATTTTGCGTCATACCATCTATCACCTTGATTATCAACAAAAGTAGTATCATCCAAACCATCAGAGATGAACCCAAAAGGAGCCATATCTTGTTCAATCTGATTCTTCTGTTCTTCATAAAGTCTTTTTCTTACATCTTGATCTGTCAGTTCTCTAAAGTAATCTTGTGCAACCAGCCAAGCATAAATGACCAAACACATTGCTAAGTCATCATTACATCCCTCTTCTGCTTCAAAAGAATTACTCTTAGAGATGAATGTTGTCAATTCAGAAATAATGTCAATGTCACAGAATAAAAGTTTATTCTCTTCAACCATTGTTTTGAGATTGAGTGAACCAACCTTCTTCACAGTCTTGGACATCTTCACTCCAAGTTGTGTTTTGTTTCCTGAGAATCCTTGACCAACAATCTGACCCGCCCTTCCTCTCATTGAACACATAAGAAGATTTTGATACTCTAAGTCATATTGTAAGATTGATGCGACTTGATCTCCAACATCATTGACCTCACAAAGAATAAATGCTTCATTATAATTCTTTGCAACTTCATAAATGACACTTGGAAACAACATTGGTTTAATTGTGTTGTCTCTATACTTTGCAACTACTTTGTGTGGAAAAGTAGTTATGTCAATAACAACAAAAGCAGAGTAGTCATTACCAACACCCCGTGCAACATCAACAGTAACAACGTAATCATGTTTATTTCTAGGTCTTTCATAGATGTCACAACTTGAATTCTTTTCAATTGGTTGCTCATAAACTAAAGACTTAAGTTTACTGGCAGCAATTAGTGTATCGATTGAACCAAGAAACTCACACTCAAACTCAATCTTAAACTGTTGTTCAGATGTGTTCTTGATTGTTTGTTCTTTCCATTCCTCATCTCTTCCTGGAACTTCACTCCAGTGAACATCTGTAGGAACATATTCATTTCTTCCCTTCTCCGCATCATACCACATGCGGTAGAAGTGATTCATCCCGTGTGGGGTGGAGACGATGATGACTTTTGTGCTTTTACCAGAAGTAATAGTAGGATAAACAGATGCAAAGAAGGAGTCAGCGATGTGATTAGGGACGAACGCGAACTCGTCGAGAAAGAGGATATTGAACGACATACCTCGGACAGCACTCGCAGATGTAGATGCTGCCAATATTTTACTGCCATTTTCTAACTCAATATTACCTTTGTTCCAAACCAAAACACCCTGTTGCATCCATTTGGGTAAGTTTTCATAAGCTGTTGCAAGTCTTGCTAAAAGTTCTCTAGCAGTGGATGCTTTGTTTGCCAGAATACCAATGTTCACACTGTCATTGAAGAGAGCGTAATGAAGTAGATATGAAACCACAGTAGTAGACTTACCAGTCTGTCGTGGCATCTTACAGATGTTAAATCTGTAATTGTGAAAATTATTGATTAACTTCTCTTGGAATTCATAAGTTTTAAAAGGTTGTAGACCATGGTCCAGAGTTACAATCTGAACGTAGTTTTGAGCAAAGTAAACTGGATCATCTTTGCACTTGATATATTCCTCAATCTGATCTGAGGTAAATTCAATCCTAGAGTTTGCTTTCTTGAGCAGAGGATTGCCCAAGTAGACATCATTGTCAGGCATAATAATCTAGTCTTTTTCTTATTTATTATCCACCTGGGTTGTTATTGTTATCATCATTACTCATAAAAATTACCTAGTTTCTCTCCACTGAAATGCATTGTAAATACGCGTATCAGTATTATCAGACAAATTTGTTATAATAACAGCAAAGATGTTACTATCATTAGCATCAATGTTTTGTGCAATATAAGATCTTTTAGCGGAGGTTGGATCCAATCCAATCACAGATGCTGCTTGTTTTCCTGATGGGTTATTTGCAGCAAGTAATGTTGCGTTTTTCAAGTCTCCACCAGTTGTTGTAAAATATGTTCCAATACCAACATTATATTCAACTGCAGAATCATCATTAGCACTTACCCAAGTTCCACCTGTAATATTACTATTGCTTGGTAATCTCCAAATCTCAAGTCTACAATTTGTGGATTCGCTTAATACTTCAATATCAGTCAATCTAACTGTTGTTCTATTTGGAATTCCTTTGAATGTATTAGACAGTCTAATAGCACCAACACATTGTCTAAATGTGTTTTGTGTATTTCTTGATAACGTTATTGGTCCATCAAATGCTGCAAATTCAACACCAGTTTCAACATATCCACCTTCACTGATTACAGTGGAACAAATTTGTTCCATTGATGTAATACCAACAGCAGCTCCTGTATTAGCAATCTCGCATCTAATTGGAAGTGATGGAAGTGACCAATATGCATGTTTTTCTATATTAGCATGATTAAATTCATGGAAGTAGATAGTTTGCCCATCTATAGCAAATCCACATCTTATCCTACCCACACCCAACCATTGATAGTCTACTGCAAACAACTGTGTTTTAGTGAAGTCCAAAGATATACTAGTAATACCAGTGCCATCCATAGGATCTAAATTCCAATTAACCTGATTGACGACTGTATCACTGGCAATTCCTGTGTTATGTGATCTTTTTACAACAGAAACAGTACCATCTCCTTCTTGCTGAAGAAATACTCCGTCTCTATCATCATAATATCCCACTTTCTTTGTTGTATTTTCTCTTACATCAAGAAAATTAAAACTTGCCATTATATATTGAGACTTACCAGGCATGTAATGGTGATACATTCTGGATTGGTGGATAGCCTGATCTGTTGCACCAGTTCCAACAATTAATGCAATAGATGCTGTATTTGGATTTACTTCGGTTGTAGCACCAGCACCAATAGTTTTCGTAAGAAGTTCTACTTCTTCACCATAAACATGAGAGTAATCTGCAAGAGTAAATGGTTGCGATGTTCTTGTTCTTCCAAAAGCATCAACTCCTCCACCGCTTGTACCAGTAGTTACTCCACAATCTCCAATATTTCCATATCTGTCTGCACACATGAAAACTTCGTGAAGTGTTCTCTCCTGGTTTAGATAATCTTGTGTATTCTTATTCCACTGAGCCATAATTTATACCCAATCTAATTTTGCA